CAACTTAGGAGCGTTCGATGAACACACAAGCCTTGAAACAAGTACGCAGCCTGTTCTGCGTTGACGGAGTGCCAGTTAGCACACAGCGACACAATTGCCGCCAGTGGGTTAGGTCAATTCGTTTCCTCGGAGACAAATGGTTGCTGGCAAAGAAAGTGTGCAAGCAATGACCGAAAACGATCTGTACGCAATGGGCATGGAAAGCCCAACAGCTTGGGCAAAGATGGAAGAACTTTGCAAAGCGTTTAACATCCCATACCCACCACAATTTAAGGAATCAAAATGAATGTCTACCAAAAACTCAACATGGCTCGTAGCGAGTTTCACAAGATTGAGTTGAAGAAATCAGGCCACAACAAGTTCGCTGGTTACAAATACTTTGAACTGGCAGACTTTGTTGTCCCGGCTCTTGAAGTGTTTAGCCGTGTGCGTCTTGTCAGCGTCATCAGCTTTTGCCACGATGTTGCCACAATGACCATCATTAACATTGACGAGCCATCAGAGACAATCGTTATCACCAGCCCAATGTCTGAAGCTAACCTGAAGGGCTGTCACGCTGTTCAGAACCTTGGTGCTGTGCAGACATACTTGCGCCGATATTTGTGGGTTGCGGCTTTGGAGATCATTGAGCATGATGCTATTGATTCATCCAAGCCAGTTGAAGAAAAGAAGGTAATCATCACTCCAGCGCAAGGCATTGCAGACAGCTTGCCAGAGGCTGAGATGGAATATCTAAAGGAATTAGCGGAAGATTTGACCGCTAATGTGTCCGAGGGCGATCCTAAGAAGGCTTTGGCAAGGCTTGAAGGGGAGAACCTAGAGGCAGATCAAAAAGTAGCGTTGTGGACGCTGTTAGACAGCAAAACACGCAGTGCAATTAAGAAAGCAAAGGAATAATCATGCAATACGACAACAGCAATCGAGGTGCTATCTTCAAGAATGACGATAAGCAACAAGACAACCATCCCGACTATAAAGGTAGCCTCAATATCAATGGCGTTGACTTGTGGGTATCAGGATGGCTTAAAACAAGCGAGAAGACGGGTAAAAAGTTTTTGAGCCTGTCAGTCAAGCCCAAGGACGCAGCGCCCGTTAAAAAGGCTTCTAAAGCGTCTAGCGGGTTTGATGATATGGACGATTCTGTTCCCTTTTAACCAACCAAGGAAATGAAATGAAAAAAGTTATCACTGCAATTGTTTTGGCTTCTGCCGCAATTTCTGCTTTTGCCGCTTGCCCTGCTGGATCGCGCTACCAATGCCATCCAACATGGGGCGGAAAGATGCAGTGCGGTTGCTATTGAGTTAACGGGCCGAAAGCGGATGCTGTACCGGGATGCTGAATGGCGAGCCTTCTTTCCCGCGCCATATCTGACAGACGCAGCGAGTAGGCCCACCTACAAGGAAGAAAATGAGTAATTTGTTCAAAAAAGTCAGAATCATTCACTCTCCAGAAGAAAAACGATACTACGTTGAACAAAAGCGATTGTGGTCTTTCAAATGGGAAAAAATTGATGCGTTTGACTATGTTGATGTACGCAGTTCAAGCCCTCTTGGTTGTCACAATTTGAGTGTGGATGCTTTTTCAAAAGCTAAAGATAAAGCATCAATGTTGCTTGCTCGCTCTGTAGTGTGGGAACAATCAAATTACACAACTGGAATCTAAAAATGAGTTACGCACAAACTGAAATGAAGGTCGTTCAATGGGGCGAGGCTAGAGGTATTGTTCAGAACAGCAATCCTAAAGCACAAGCTAGAAAAACTCAGGAAGAAGTCTATGAGTTGTTTGATGCAATTGAAAACAATGACAGAGAAGCCATGATTGACGCATACGGCGATATTCTCGTTACCCTAGTGATGGGTTGCGCCACTGCTGATCTTGACCTTGTGACTTGTTTTAATCACGCCTATGACCAGATTAAAGACCGCAAGGGCTATCTGACACCAGAAGGCATCTTTGTGAAGGAGGCGTGATGCCTTGTGATTTTTGCACATCAAAAGTTAGATGCACGTTAACGGATTGTGTTTTTGTGGATGAAAAACAATCAGCCCTTGAAAAACAAGTCTCAGGCAGTCACTACAAAGACAAAGAAATACAACCAATTGTTTACATTCACGCCAACAATTTGGGTTTTTGTGAGGGCAACGTGGTCAAGTACGTTACCCGTCATAAAGATAAAAACGGTGCAGCCGACATTAAGAAGGCAATCCACTACCTAGAACTGCTACTTGAATTGGAATACAAAGATGCGTCATCTTCTGTTTGATGTTGCTCGATGTGATCCTGAAGTGCCAGATAACTTCTGCCGCAATTGCAAACGATGGCTCAATCACCCTGAACAAGTGCTTGGGCCACGAACACCAGTTGTTACCGTAGAAACAGGCGCATCAGAGGCTTGTGTATACGCACCAATTAGCCGCCTAGAACAGCCAAAGCGTGGTTAGTGTGCTTGATACGGTCATCAAGACCGATAGTCCCGCCATTGATCTTCTTGGTCAGTGCTGTGTGATTCAATACTTCAGCCAAAGCATTTAATCGCTGTGTGTTCCAAAAGAAACCAGCGGTTAGTGCTGCGTACTGAGGCGTAGCAACTAAGTCAGGCTCCATCACAAAATCAACGCCCAAAGCCTTGCCAGCATGGAAGTAGTTAGCTGATCCTGTCAATTGGATACAGCCACGACCACGGAAGCGATAACCGTCACCAGAGGCTTCATCTCTGTTGCCCATACGATTCGAGTACACGCTGTTGGCAATTTTTCGCGGATTACGCTCGTACTGTTTAGCAAACTCAAGTGAAGGAAAACGCTTGGGCCACAACTTCATCAGGGTTTCAGCACGATAGTTCAGGTTTTCTTCCAGCATCTTGAAGTGACCACATTCGTGACCACACTGCCCGATAAATGCGGCTTGCTGACGAGGCGTAGCAATATCAAAACGCTTGAATGTTTCGTTCAGCGGATCAACCCATTTAGAGTCAATATGCAATGCCTTAAGTTGTTCAGCGTTTACTGTCATAATTTATTCCTATCAGGAGGTTGTATGGACAATTTTGATTTTGAAAAACTGCGCCAAGCATTTACATATTTTCCTAAAACTGGAGTGTTGATCCGCAACAGTAACGGGAAGTCTATGAGTGGGCTTGATGCGTATGGATATGTTCAGCTTGGCTATCTCAAAAAAATGTACAAAGCGCATCGAATTATTTGGGCTATTGTCCACGGGGAATTTCCAAAAGGACACATAGATCATATAAATGGCGAAAGAGCCGACAACAGAATTGACAATCTTAGGGTCGTTACACACCAACAGAATGTTCATAACCAACAAAAGAAAAACAAACGAAACAAAAGTGGCTATGTTGGAGTTTGCTGGAACAAAAGGTCTGCAAAATGGCAAGCTACAATTCATGCTAATGGGGCATCCATCTACCTTGGTGTTTTTCATTCGGCTGAAAAAGCACATGAGGCTTACCTTAGTGCAAAGCTGATTTATCACACTAGCGCACCTGATCGTTTATTTTCCGTCTGACTGCTTCATAGGCATCTATGCAAGCATTTAGTTGGTTGATTGCTTTGTCTCCGTCTGCTGCGATTTGGGCAATGAGTTGGAGGGTTTCTCGCTCGGAGTCAGAAGGTTGATTAGCCTGTTCGTCAGGTTTGGCTCTTTCTTCTGCGCTATTTCCGCTGGCAACGGTGGTATTTGCGGGGGCTTGTACGCAACTTGGGGCCGGGAGCCGCATCCTGCCAGTAGCAATGAGGCGATTAAGATCAGTTTGTTTTTTGTTGACAACATCGTTAGCCTTTCTTAATTCTTCATCTTTCTGGTTGACAGTAAGAACCATCTCTTGTTCTTTGGCGCGAGATTCCTCATTCTTCTTAGCAATCTCTACTTGCATCTCAGCATCTCGCTGTGTCCAGCCTTTGTGATGGCCTGTGAAGTAGGTAGAGACAACAATGATTGCTGCGCCACCAATAACCCAAGGAAGTGGTATGCCAAACATCATTTGTCCTCAAGTCGTGCGGCGGCAATTACTTGGCGCTCGTCATCATCTTCAAGATGATCTGGCGGTGTTGTAGGCGGTGGGCCGGGAGTCCACGATTCATCCAACTCAGGGTTTTTAAAACCCATCCAGTTGAAGTCAGGAAGGCTTGTCTGGTTTTGCGGCTGAGGCACAGGAACCGCAGCCGCTGGTGGCTTTGGGGAGAATGTTTGCGCTGCCGCCCCCACTGCTCGTTTGCCCACAACCCCACCAATACCACCCACAATCAACAGAACAATGTCGTTCAGCATCTTTGTATAGGCTTGGTCAATCGGAGCCATTGCCTTGATCGGCTGAGTAACAAATGTTACCGAGTAAAGCAATGCAAAGACAATGAATGTCAGGATTAGCGTAATCATTACGACTACGAAACCCCATATCCTGACCTCGATTTCGTCAGCGGACAGGTGTTGGCTCTGAGGCTGGTCTGGTTTGCTCAATTTGTTTCTCCAATACGGGGGCTACAAGATACTCCGGGCAAGTCTGCGTGAACTGGCAACGAGGCTTCTGACATTGCTCTTTGTAAAAGTTGTCAGGGTTTTGGCAGAAATATCTAAACTTGTCCTCAAAACATCCTGACAACAAGATAGATACAAAAATAAAAAAAATTAGTTTTTTCATTTTGTGTGATGCGTGAAATATTTGTCTTCAGCAAGTTTCCTTGCCTCAATTGCAGAATCCAATGTTGGGAAGTATCCAATATGGATTGTTTTCTTATTGCTCATGATGCTAACGTGCCAAGGATTTTTCTTTAGATGTTTTCTAAAAAACACTCCACGATGCCCAGATGAATTCTTGCTTTTTAAAGACGTATTTTCTGCGTTTTGTTTGTTAGTGGCAAGTCTCAAATTTACTGGTCTATTGTTAGTTTTATCTCTATCAATATGGTCAATGTTTAGTAACGGGAAATCACCGTAAACATACATCCACATCAATCTATGAGCAAGGTAATCTTTTTGATCTATGCTGATAGCAACATATCCATTTACTGTGAGTGACCCTGCTTCTTGACCTTTTTTTGCTTTGCCACCCATAGTGTGCTTCCAAGTGAAAATTCCATGATCTATGTTCACATCAAGCAATTCACAAAGACGGTCACGAGATAAAATTTGATTAGCCATTTGATGCCCTTTCATCATTTAGGTTAGAGATGCCAATTGGTTGCAGCCTTTTGGCATCTTGCATCTTACTATTTTTATCTATACAAGTCAACAGTCTTCACAAGCAGTCAAGGCCAAACACAGCATTAAGATTTTCAGGACTTTCATTAGCCTCCAAATGGAATATTGGATTTTATGAACTCAATGATGGACTTGGAATCTTCCACGGGCAAGACATACAGAATGTCGAGCAAGTGGTGAGTAATGATGGCTCCACAGCAGAACTTGAGAAATCGGTCAAACCCAAGTTTCCAATCTGTGCCAACATCGAACCACTTGAGAAGTTTCCACACATCTCAACACCCGTTCTTGCGACAGAAAGAGAACAACTCGAAACCACCCCACATCAAGATGAGAAAGATCACAACAGACAGAGTAATGGCAATCGCCACTTCAAGGTCTTCTTTGTCCTTTTGCTTCTTGCGCCGAGCGTCTTCCTTGGCCTTGCCAGCGGCTTTAGCGGCCTCTGCTTCCATGACCGTAGCCCGAGCCTTGATCTTCTGCCAAACATCCATTTTGTTGGCGTTCCAGAACAATCGTTTCAGGTCTTCTTCAAACTCTTTTTGTGAGTCAATGGCAAGTTCAATCTCAAGAGCCTTGCCCATAGAAGAACCGCCGAATGTCCCTGCTTTGGCAGCTTCAGCAGACGCAATAGCATTAGCCTTTGCATCGAAATACTTGCCAAGCATTGGAGCCAGAGACTCCACACTCTTAGCGGTAGCACTGGCCTTCTTGACCAGAGACACCGCCTTATTAACCGCATCAAGGGCGGCTTCTGGATCAAGCAGCATACCAATCATCTAAGCACCCACTGA